AACTGATACGACCTAGGTAGTCAGCTGCGTTACCTAGAGAAGATGCAGTATTTGTCAACTCAACATAACCATAACGTGTCATGAATGATACGACTGGTTCAAATGTTGATGGATCTAATACAACACCACTGCTCATCAATGGAATGTATGGGCAGTAGAAAGCTGCTGCGTCAGACTCGCTTGAACCCTTATAACCAATAAGGATGTCTGTTGTGTCTGTTGCGTATGTGTTAACATACACTTTCATAGCATTGTTCAATGTACCAACTAACTTGGTGTTTGTTGGAGCTTCGAATGTGCCTTCTGTTGTACGTGCAAATGCTGATGTTGTTGCGCTTTGTAGAATTGTCAAAGCGTATGGGCTTACAACGGCCCAGTTACCAGCACCACGACGTGTACGCTGAGCGATTAAGTTGCTTACACGGTTGATTTGAACTGCAAGAGCTGCGTGTTCATCACCAACGAATGTAGCTGTACCGCTAACTGCGTTTTGGTCGAATGACTCAACTGCTGTACCTGCTAGGCTTAATAGGCTAGCTAGGATTTCTTGGTCGATTTCAGCTGTAATTTCTTGTGCTAGAGCAGCCATAACTTCAGCTTCGATATCAATACCTTGTTGTGCTTGAGCATCTTGAGCTGCTTCAAATGTCCATCTTGCGCTTAACTTACGAGTTTTTGCCTCGACAGTTTGCTTGAGGATTTGAATGCTCATACGCTTACCAGCTTGTCCTTCAAGAGTAGCTGTTGAAGCAGCTTTTGCTGGGTTTGCCTCATTACCTGAGTAAGCCTCAGCAATCTTGAATGGGCTTAGTGCCTCTTCACCAGCGACAACACCAGCTCCACTGCTGCTATCTGCATAGCGAACACGTAGAGTATGGATTTGACCAACTGGTCCAGTCATTGGCTGTACGCCAACCAACTCGTTAGCAATAACGGTTGGCATAACACGACGGATTACTGGAAGAATCACGCGGTTAAGTGTTGCAACGTTGCCGGCAGAAGTAGCACCTGCAGTTGGGCTCTCAATCAAATACTTGCGAGTATTTTCTAAAGTTACACCCATTACACTACGCTTGGTACCTTGTAGGCCTTCAAGTAGTGCCTCTTTGGTCTCTGCCCAACGGCCGTTTAGTAGTTCAGACATTTAATTTCTCCTTAAATTTTTAGTCCAGCGAGGCGACGGATATCAATAATATTTGAATCTTCCTCGCCGCTACGATTTGCGTTGGTAATTGTTTCTTTATTACCTGTAATTTCTTTAGCCTCTACAAGTGCCTGTTTCTTCTGCGGGGTTTTTGCATTTCCTTCTAGAACTGCTGGAAGATACTTTTCAAAACTTTCGTTTAGACGAGCAGTCTTCACGCCCTCCATTAACTCTGACATGATCTCACGTTGCTTACTGTTAAGTGGAGCAAGTAATTCACTCATAATTTCTTTTCTTTCTTGCGATTCTTTAAGTTTCGCAATTTCTGCTTCTTTACTTTCTACGATACGTTGTGCGCTCTCAATAGCTTTAGCAGCTTCTTGAACGGCAACATCTTTCATGTCTATGACCTTGAGTAATTTAGCAGTCTCTGACTTCTCGTTTAGGTAACTTGACTGATACTCTTGAGCAAAAGCTTCAAATAGTTTACGTCCAAAATCTGCACGACGAGCTGCTTCGATGTCTTCTTTTAGGCTTGTGATTTCTGATTTTAAACCAGAAGTTACAAGACCTTCGACCATCTTAGCTGCACGTTCTACAAATTGTTGTTTTACTTTACCGAGTTGTTCACGACCTTCGCGAACTAAACGTACCTTGGTTTCAGCCAAGTCTTGCTTATCTTTATAAAACTCTGCAATTTCTTCAGCCAAAGCTTCTACGACAAATTTTTCTAGTGTGCCAAATTTCTCAGCCATTGCGACCTGATCTTCGTGTAGCTCTTTGACTTCAGATGCCAACTGGTTTGTAACAAATTTTGCTACAGTATCAGTATGCTCTTTCATCTTAACAGCATAACGAGCTTTCATTTCCGCAAGTTGCTTACGATCGTCAGCAAACTCAACAAGCTCTTGTGATAGTTGGTCAGTGATCATACGATCAACTGCTTCAATCATAGTTTGCTTATCGTGCTCATATTTTTGAGCAAATTCTTCGCGTAGTTGTTGAGCCACTTGTTCTTTATTCTCGATAATACGAGCTTCCCAAGCGGATTCAATCGATGCTTTGATCTCCTCAGAAATCACGTTGTTTTCAAATAGCGTTTTTAGTGCATCCAACATTGTGATTCTCCTTGTTATTGGAGTCTGCTTATTATACCTAATAAGCTCTCTTTGAGATATTGTTGTGCTTTAGGATCACCTTTGACCTCTTGCGCTATGCGTAAGGCATTATAACCACCACGATTGTTCATCAAGTGTTCATAAATTGGTGTTGGGTATGCTCCTGGAGCACTAGGTTGAGCTACCATATCTACTGTGATAATCTCAAAATCCGAAACTTCACCGGATCCGTCATCTTTGACGTTTCCGGATCCGCGTGAACTGACACCCAACTTGACTCCCGATTCTAACATAGTTCTAATCAATTGTCCCATTGGGGTAGGAAGTATTTTCAACTTCCCATAACCATTTGGTCCATCCATCCACATGTTTACTATCATGTGGCTGACGCGATCCAAATTAATTTTTAGATCATCTGGATGATCTACTTCTCCGAGAACTGAATAGCCGTTCTGAATCTGATCGTTAAGGGTTTTGACAGCCTTGCCAATCTCTTGCACAGGATAAACACGCTGGTTAGCGTTTCTTATACCGCCCTGGATACAAATCCCGGACATGTATAAGTTTTTTCCTTCTTTGTCATCAGATTCAACGACCATTTTGGCTTCGTTGAAACTGAGATTCTCTCGGAGGTATAAAGACATATATTAATAGTCTCGTTTAATTACTTACGTGAGCCGATTAATGATGACTTGTTGTCAGCATTCTCGCCTGCACCTTTCTTCTCAGCACCGTGGCCTGGCTCTTTCTTCTTGAAAGCTGTCTTGCCTGCATTGCCGCCTGGAACGTTTACGTTACCAAAGTTTTCTTCTTTAGTACTTGGGTTTAGTAAACCGCCTTGTGTGCCGCCTTTTTCTGTTGAAAAACTCTTGGCAATATTGGCTGTTGTGCCGCCCATGTCGTTCTTACCAGCAACTACTGATCTGGAATTTGCACCGTTGTCACCGTGCTTTGGTAGTGCAACTTTGTCTACATATTCCATGAACTTGGCTAACTCATCTTGCTCGCCGCCCATATCAGCACCCATATCAGCACCCATGTCGCCGCCCATTTCGTCAGCACCCATGTCGTCGCCTGCAGGTTCTTCACCTTCGTCGGCCATTAGTTGTTCAAATTCTGCTTTTAGTTCTTCTAATGCGTCTTCTAAGTCAAGAATACGATCTGATTGTTCTTCATCAGACATAGATCCTTCACCTTCTTCGCCGTCTTCTACGTCACCGATTAAGTCGTCTGTTGCGTCACCGCCTACATCGTCATCAGCGCCTTCTTCGTCGTCGGCATCATCTTCTGCATCATCAGCGCCTTCTTCGTCGTCGGCACCTTCTTCATCATCTTCAGACCCAAACATTTCGTCAGTACGGTCATCTTCTTTTTTATCTTTTTTGTCTTCGTCTTTTTCTTCGTCTTCGTCTTCGTTGACGCTGAAGTCTTCGCTTAGTAGCTCTTCATAGATTTCGCGTGATTTAGCTACTACAATATTGTGAAAAATTTCTTTTGCTTTCTCTTGATCTTCATTGATCAAAGCCTCAAGCATGGCTTCAAATTGTAATCGGTCAGTCATGTTAAAATTCTCCTGTGATGGTTGTACAAGGCTGTATTATATTTACATATTAATCAAAAAACCGAGTTATAATAGCCTGAAAACAGGTCGTTTTTGTCGGTTTTTGTATTTTCAATTGGATATTTATGCAGGTTGCTCTAATGGCAGCTGATACATGTCGTTAATAAACTGTAGTTCTCGCTCCTGCTCAAGTATGTGCGCTTCACTTGATTTACGTAATTCGTTAATTTGTCTTAGAGAAAGACGTGTTTTGCGTGTATCATCACGATGTAAAGTGGTAGTATCACGGTCAGCATCATAACGCAAATCGTTTGCTGTACGTCGTGTATCTGGATCAATATAAAATAATTCGCGCAAAATCATATTAATATTTATACCGTTGGAGCAGTTGCAGGGGCACCACCTACTGCCATTGGTGCGGCTCCTGGTTCAGCTCCTGGTTCAGCTCCTAAGTCACCTTCCATGTCGTCTGGTGCAGAAAGATCTCCGGCCATGCCTAAATCGCCTTCTATACCAGCTGCATTAAGTCCTGCACTACGCAATTCTCCTGCAGCATCGGTATAAGTTGGCAATCCTTTGCCGTTTTCTTCTGCCCACATACGTTCGTTGTCTGCTATTTCTTCGTCTGTTAAGTTCAAATAACGCTTCATTGCAAATCGTTTACTAATAAACGGTAGTGCTTGAACTGTATTAAATGTGTTAATACGCTCAGTATCCATTGCTGCCTGGCGACTACTTGCAAAGTTTAGCGGTGGATTGAACTTTAATTCAAACAAATTAGCGTCAATATTTGCACCTTTTGAGTACATATACAACTTAAATTCTTCGTCAATAACTGAAGTTACAAGTGCTTGTAGACGTTCGCAATACTTGTTAAAACGTAATTCTTGAATGTATGCTGTACCAACTCTACCATCATTATAACTAGCTTGACTGTCATCCGCACCGGTTGGTAAGTAACTGCTAGGAATACGCAAACCACGGAATAACTTGTTAGTAAAGTATTTTAAATCGTCGATTTCACCGAGATTCGTCCCTCCAGGCAAGGTCTCAACTTTGGATCCACGTCCCTCTGCGGTTTGTGGGAAAAAATAATCTTCGTTAATTGACAACGGATTATATGCGCTATCAATAACGTTTTGTCCGCCGCCTGTTTGGCTAGGAATACGACGCTGATGGATTTCATTTTTAACCCTTTCAACAAAGGCCATAGCCATGTGGCTTGGCATGTTACCTACGTCAATGTGAAACACTCTGCGCTCTGGAGCACGTTGAATACGATAGATTAAGATAGCATCTTCAAGCAATTCTTTCTGCTTGTATACTTTGAAAATATTTTCTAATAGACTGTTGCCAAATGGAAAATTGTTATCTAAACCTTCTGACAACGACAAATGAACCACGTGTTCTGCGCCAATTGCGTACTCTGTTTCGGTTACACCAAATCTACTACCGTTTGCAGATGGTGAGCTAGGTTTACCTGTTTGTCCGCCTACGGCACCAAAGCCGCCACTACCGGCCATGCCGCCAGTGCCTTGTCTAGGATTAATGTTAGGTGTGATTTGTGTTACCACAAGATCCATAAAGTTCGGAGCCAAGTCTTTAACAATGTACTGCTCTGGCTTTTTGCCTTCGCTTTCGTTAACAATAATTTTAACAATCTTGCTTGGGTCTATGTAGTGCCATTTTTGTGTTTCAGGATCACGAATAAAAAATGCGTCACCATACTTAAATGTGTTACGCATCATGCGAAATATTCGCACGTCAAACTTTTGTAATTTGCACCATTGTTGCATGTACTCGCTGAGTATACGAACTTCAGCGTTAGTTGCTTTGTGGCGCCACTGTACTGTAAACGGAGTTTTTCCGTCTTTTAACTTTTGTGTTGAAAATTCTGCTAGAATGTCTAGAGCTGCATTGACTTCAGGATCGCTATCCATTACTTCGTACTGCTGATAACGTTCAATACGATTTGGACTTCCTGTGTATACATCTGGTAGGAAGCTGCTATAGTTGGTGCGTGCCGGACCCGCGCGACCTTGACTAGTTCCGTTAATTGGACTTAGATTCGAGCCGTTTACAGGCACTGGGGTAAAATATTTTTTCCAACTCATTTACGATCCTTAGCCAATTAAATTATTTTGGCTTCTAACTGCTTTAACAGTTCCTTTTGAACCGTCTTCTACAGCACTAATTAGTCTTTCCATCTTAGTATTTAATCGTTCTAACATCTCCGATAATATTTTATTATCATCGTCAAATTGAGCTGGAAGTTTAATGTCAGGTATTTTAATCTGCTGAGGTAACGTACTGATAACGTTAGACAATTCTCTGATAATTTCACCAGTGTCTGTTCCAGATGTAGAAGAAACTACACTTCGCAAACCTGCTGCCATGTTTGGCAAAATTCCCGAATCACGTAGTGTATCCATAGCAAATGCAAGGCTTTGATCTTCTCGCACTACAGTTTCTCTTCCATGTGCTTCTAATATAGTACCTGCACCAAAATCTTCAAACCACTTGCTAACTTTAGTTGGAGCATTTGATCCTAGTGATCCTGTAAATTTTGGATCTGCTGAAACATTTAAACGCGGGTTAACAACATTAACATGCATTGGGTTTGTAGCCGTGCTACCGTATCTTGGATTGTCTTGTCCACCGCGCTGATCTGGAGGAGTATTATCTGTATCAACTCCAGTATAATTAATCATGCTCTTAGCAATAGCTTCTAAACGTTCAGGACTGGCATTTTGAAGATCCATAATTTCTCTAAACAATGTTTTAGGATCTAGTCCTTCTAGTTTCTTACCTGCAGATTTTTCAAAACTAGCTATGTAAGTACCCACTGCTGTCTGACCCGATTGCATTGCACGTTCTAAGCCTAATAACATCTGGCTTATCATTGCGCCGGCGCCGCCTTGTTGTTTTAAAGACAGTACATTTTCACTAATAGCTTTACGCAACTGTGCAGAATCTTCAGAGAGTTGACGGAACTTTTCAGGATCTCCGCCCGATTCTCTATACATCTGACTGTAACTTGTTATCGCATTAGCACCTTTACCTGCAAATATTTCAGTAAATTGTCTTGCTACAGGATTATTTTGCAATGTTCCTAGAATAGCTAATGTGTTTTGACGATTTGTATCAGCCATAGCTTCACCTAGCATATATTGTAACTGTGTCATCAAACGTTCTTGTTCTTTTGCATCTTTAGAATCCGCCATTTGTTGGAACTTTTCCATAAATCCTGGAATTGCCATGTTCATTGCTCCGGCGAACTCTCGACCTTCTGGAGTAACAACGTTTTTAAATTTCATTAACTGGACATACACATCTGAAAATCCAGGACCTAGCTGACTCATAAATGCTTGAGTTTTGTTTAAGTTGGCTAACTGATCGGGCGTCATTGACAGTTTAGCTATTTGTAACATTCTATTTTGTTGCTGCTGATCGATATCTTTTTGTATTTCTTGACGACTACGACCAGTTATCCTAGCCATGTTGTCAATTTCAATAGTTGCTTCAATGGTTGATTCTTGAATTCTTCTATTAACATCAATCCTAGTTCTGTCCATATTTTTGAACAAGTCTGTTGTTATTACTAGTTGATCTTGAAACTCAGTAAGGCCAATACCCATAAGTCCCGCAGTCATAACTTTTTCACTGCGTAACAACGCTGCTGAGTTCATTAAGAAAAAATCAGCAGATTGTTGGGCATTCATACCCAACCCGTTAATTTGTTTGCCAGCGCCGCCGAGTAGTTTATTAAAATTATCAAAACTAATACCTGCGTTTGCTAAACGTCCAGTATAGTCAAACAAGTTTTGTGAAAACGTAACGCCATATCTACCAGATTGGATCATAGCGTCATTCATTTCTTTAACATGGGTCAGCGTTCCGCCAAATACTGCTCCAAGTTTTTCTCCTACGCCGCCAAATATACCAAATACTTCTGTTACGTTTTTAATAGCATCATCTAACTTATAAGCACCTGTGCTTACCTTGCCTAAAGCACTACCGGTATTTGTAATTCCAGTCCAAAGTTGATCTGACATGCGTTGTCCGGTCATATTGCCTGAAGCGAATCCACCGCCTTGGCGGATCACTGTGGCTTGCTCACGAAGCAAGTCACGCATTTGTTCGTAGGTAATTGGATCTGGTGGCGGCATAAAAGAAAACTCCAAAAATATGCGTATATAAATACTTTATACTAATATTTATCTGGAGTAAATTATGGCTTCAAATCCGTTACAAAAATATTTTAGGCAACCTAAAATTTTTATCAGTCTTCCTAGTCAAGGCATCTACAATCTCAGCGGTGCGATTGATGGTGATGTTAACAAATTAGCCGTTTACGGCATGACGGGCATGGACGAAATTATATTAAAAACAGCCGATGCGTTGCTTTCGGGAGAAAGTACCGCTAGAGTTGTTAGAAGCTGTTGTCCAGAGATAGCAGATCCTTGGGATATATCCATGTTAGATATGGATCTAATACTAACTGCTATACGAATAGCAACTTATGGTAACGAATTAGATTCTACTAGATTATGTAATAATTGCGGGGCAGAAAATACATACTCGATAAATTTGTCAGAAATTATTGAGTTTTATTCACAATGTTTTTACAATAATAACGTTAAAGTAGGAGACTTAACAGTAACTATACGCCCATTAACTTACAAACAATCATCAGAATTTTCTGTAAAAAACTTTGAATTACAACAGCGTCTAGCACAAATAAATGTGTTACAAGACGAAGTAGAGCGTAGAGATTCCAGTAAAAAGCTCTTAGAATCGTTGTCTGCAATGAGGTATGAGATTTTCAGTGCTACTATTGAAAGTGTAGCTATTGGTGCTACTGTAGTCACTGATCGTCAGCATATTCAAGAATGGTTGAGTAATGCCGATAAAGATGTCACTGATGCTATTAACAAACATATAGAAAAAGTCAAACTAGCATGGACTCCGCCGCCGCAAACTACTGTTTGCGAAAGCTGCCAACATCAAGAAGATGTGTTTATTGAACTGGATCAATCAAATTTTTTCGTAGGCGCCTAATTGGATTGTCTGCTAAAGATATTGAAGAGTATCTGGTTAGGCTAGAAAAAGAAATCAAAGATTTTAAAACTGAGTTGGTAAGACTTAGCTGGTATATGCGCGGTGGAGTGACTGTAGATCAGTTGTTACATCAGTATTCTTCTGATGATAGAGAAGCGATGTATACCGTAATTAAAGAAAACATTGACATCAGTAAAGAAACTAACATGCCGTTAGTTTAATTTTTACTGCCGTGTGCCATGTCAATATTATCTAAAGATGATTTAAATGGTTTTACTTCAGGAGCACGTTCTGGCTGTCCTGCCTTATCGCTGCCCAGTGCTCGTAATATGGCATCGTAGCCTGTCTTAGCAACTACTTGCCCTGCCGAATCAATAACACTCTTAAATGACGGACCAAACGGTACTTTAGTATCTGTTCCGTAGAATAATGCTTTACCAACTAGCCAATTAGCAAACGCTGTTTTGCCTTCATCAGAGAAAAACCAAGTTTGAAATGTAGCTTGTGCTGCCGGAGACAGCATGTTGAATGCTTTACCAATAGGTCCCCATCCAAATGGGGCTAACATCTGTATACCGTTAGGGCCTAGTGCCCAGCCAATGATTTTCTGACCTGCAAAAGCTGCCACTACTTCTCTAAGACACTTGTTAATTTCCCACTGTACAACCCACTGTAGTTTGTTACCTTGATATTCTGGGTGTCCGGCTTCGTTCTTTTCGTAAGCTATGTAAATGTAATAAATCATTTCCAGTATTGGCTTACCAATGTTCAGTGCAAGAAATACGCCATTCCACAAGTTAAGTGTGGCACCGTACCACAGTTCTGCAGCATGAGCTGCATTTTTAACTTTGGGCATTACTTTGCCTTTGTATAGCTTATAAGCCAAAACTTCAGCTTCATCTAAAACATTCTTTGCTATACCCGCAGCTTCGGCTTCTAGTCTACCCACTCTAACCGCTTCAGATACCGCAACATTTGCTTTAGAAGCAGTCATACTCCAACCCTTAGCTAATTCTGCAGCAGCATTTTCTTTGCCCTTAACGGCATTAGCTAGCCATCCTAGTGCTTTTTCTGTAGTAGCTCCTATACCTTTTCCGTCATTTTTTACGGCATAAGTCAATAAGGTCCAGAATCTCGCCATCTGTTCCTGTAAAAGTAAGGATTCGTGAATAATTTGTTTAACTCGCATTCAATATTTATGCATTGTAAAGATGAACTACGTTCATCTGTTCTTCACTTCGTTCGAACTTTTATCAAGGAATAATTAACAAACATAATAACGCGAAGCGTTAATGCATTATCTAGATTGTTCAGTCACACTTCGCCCTTGCGGGCAAAAGTTGAACATTATCTGAGTTGAACATGTCACATAGCATTAAGTCTACAGTATTTCTACAGCGCAGGCGGTTGTCCGGTACCTGCTCGACTCGTCTTATTACAACGGCGGGTTAATATACAAACGCTATCTTGTACACTAGCCGTGGAGATCCTGTTTAGTCTCCATCTTTTAGCCTTTCCTAACTTCTAAATAGCAAAACTGGTTCATAGGCGTATCCAATCATCGTCCTGTTAAGGATAGTTGCTAAGTGCTTTTTTGGGCAAAAAGGCTTCCGTACCCTGCGACATCACCAGGGACTTGGGCGCACGAAATTAGCCTGCGCGAGCTTTAACCCATTAATTGTAGTTTGCCTTTGATGTGCGAGCCGTGAACTCGAACTTGGATGTGCCCGTTGTAGTAATCGTCTGACTCCAATACTCTCCGGGAAAACTGTTCCCTGGCTTCGACGTAGCTACATTCTGCCTTAGATTTGCAATAGTATAATATTTCGCGGTGGAAGTTTTCAGCGCCTAGTAGTTCAATGTCTTTGGTTAGTTCTGGCGAAGAACCATAGTATTCACGCCAGTCTGAATCAACTTTTTGCCTAATTTTCTTTTTCTTTTTAGTGCCGTTTTTAAGTTTGTGTACTCTGTATGTTGTTTTTGAAAATTTTGCTAATTTTTTGCCTATGTATTTGCGCTGAGTTGTAAGATTTGTAATGATGTAAACGAAGCCTATGCAGTCTTCGGGTAATACCTCTACTAGTTGATTCTCATAATACCATGACATCAACTATATATTGGTCTTGTTAGCCTTTACCTTTGAAATTGAAACTGTGATAACATGTGTTGCCTAAAATAATCTTTTATTAATTCTTGCCCTCGTTCTAACGGATGCCCACCGGGCCCGTAGACCACGCCTTCGTGTTGCTTTAAATAACTTTCCAAACTGTAGTGCAGTAGATGACTTTTTAAAATCTTTTGATTTTTCAAATAATTCAAGTTGGGGGCAAAGTACTGATCTATGGTCATTTGTTCAAATATTCTGTAACTTTTACTGAACACGGTGGTTGCCAAGTAGTCCAGTCCTAGATTTTTTAAAAAAGCATCCAAACATATCATTTGAACAATCCACTGTTCGACATCTGAATGGTCTGAAGACCACCGTCCGTATATTTCTTTAGCCGCCGTTGGCAAATTATTTTCTCCGGGACCTGCAAACGGCCTCCAGTTACCGCCCGACTCAGGCAGTTCAAATCTATGCAACTGACTCCATGCTATGATGACAAAGGGTCTTGCTCCCTGCTGAACCAGTTGATTAACACCTTGAATAGTGGTTCGTAAGATCCTATCGTTACCACCTCCGGCCAAGCTGCCGTTGTAGACAGGAACATTGAATCCTGTGGCCAACAAATGCGGCCAGTTGTACTGTTGACGGTACAGGTCATGAACAGACTCAAAGTCGCTGACTACTTGCGGATACTCCGGATTGCGTAACTCACTGCCATAGGTCCAGCTGCAACCGTTGGTGTAGATACAATCAAACTGTTTTGTCGGTGTTCGCATGTCTTTCTTCTCGCTTACGTGCCAGTTCTGCTTCCTTGGTCACTGCCCAGCGCCGCACAATGTCCCTGCGCTGTATACAGACCTTTCTAATTTCACTCAGCACCTGTCTCAGCTCAATGGCTGACTGTTTGGTAGCGCGGTTGATCCACTTTTGATTGCACTCAAAGTACAGACGAAACAAGCGCAACAACTCGGCATGCAGCTCTTCGTCTTGATAGTCAACCGGATCTACTTTCTTGCTCATTCTTCTGTGACCTCTAGGTCGTTAGCATAGCTGGTAAAGCCGTTTTCTTTGATAACCTTAAGCACATTGTTAACACGGCCCACCAGTTCGTCCTTGTGACTAATCAAGAAAATGTTCTTTTTGCGTTCACGCGACATTTTCTTCAGCACTGACAGCGCACTTTCAACACCCGACGCATCCAAGCCGTTGTCAATGAGCTCGTCAACAAACAGTAAGTTGATGTTCTGATACAAACTTTCCCATACATCTCTAAATGCCCATGACAAACCAAGTATCAAACGATTACGCTCACCACGCGACAAGTTGTCAAAGTCCAAGTCCTGCCCTAGCTGTGTAATTTCCACGTTCAAGTCGTTCATAAACGTTACAGTATGCGGCAAGCCCATCTTGTCCAAGTAGTAGGTCAAGCGGTTGTTCAAGTAAGCCAAGTTCTGGTCAATGATTTTTTTACGGATAAACGAATCTTTTGAAGTCAACAACTTGAGCAAGAACTCTTGATGCTCCTTGAGTGTGTTGAGTTCGTTGACTGTATCCCAAGAAATTTCCACTAAGGCAGTGTTCATCAGCTCTTCTATCTGTTCTTGATAAGGATCTACTTCACCTGCCCGTACTGTTATTTGTGTTTCAAGTGTTTTAAGATTGTTTTGGTGCTTGAGAGCTTGCTCTAGAGTATCATAATAGGTGTTGGGGCGAGCCGCAACTTCACCTATTTCTTCAATTTCATCGTGGACCTTTTTCCAATCGTTCATTAATTTCGTACAGTAGGCCTGGGCCTCGTCCAGATGCTTCTGAGCTTGAGCAGTCATTTCTTCATGTTTGTGGTCATGTAGCTCTTGTTCACAAGCGTGGCACTGCTTATTCGCCAACTTCATAAGCTCGGCGTTGTACTTCGTAACGCTTCGCTCTGCTTGCGCTGTCGCGCTTTCTAACGTAGCACGTTCCTTATTCAGCGAGCGCAGCTTCGCTGTCTTTTCTTCGAAAATTTTCAAGTCGCTGTGCTTCGCAAGCTCTGCTTCGATGTCTACGCTTTCAAGTTCTACAATAGCACGA